CGGAGTTAAATTAGGCGGTAAACAAAGTCCGTTTTCATATACGCCGCCTTTAAGTTCGCAACGAGTTTCACTGCCTATCTGCTCGCTGACTTCGTTATTGTGCCAGTCGGTGGGGTTGCCCCACGCTTGCGAGACACTAAAAATGGTAATCACTACGATTGCGGTGACGAGTAAAACAAGTGCGCGGTTGCCAAGAAAGGCGAGAAATTCAAAGATTGATTTGTGCATAATGGTGTCCTTTTTCGGTGGTTCGTTGAGAAATACGGTGCGAGAGCGCATAGCGGTTTGGTTTCGTTGGCTACATTTTCTTTGGTTTTGGCGTTTCTTTCGTTTCTTCATTTTTTGTTTCCTTTAGTCATATTTATTGCCACAAAATGGACAGTAATCATTAATCATTTTTGTTTTACGTTTTACTTCACGCACATTCCCATTTTTTGATGTTACTTTTTCAACATATGCGACTTCTACCACGGTTCTTTCTCCAAGAACTTCAAAATTTCTAGTTGGAAATGCTGTGTTAAGAGATACACCACCAACCAATTCAATGCCTTGCTTTCTCAAATGTTCGGCGAGTTTTAATTTGTAATCATTGATACATTCACACATAATTCATCCTTTGCTGAATTTCAGGTACAAAAAAGCCCACCTGTTACAGTGGGCAAACGGAGTGAGACTGGGTCTCTATGTCATTAAAAACCGCTCTCGGTTGATTTCAAGAAGATTGGGAGAATTGCTTCGCACAGGGTTTTGAGAGCGGTTTTTGATGGCGCCTTTTTTACAGAAAGGCTAACTGGGTTTATGAGCTTTTCCTTGCAAATATCGGCTTAAAGCACGCAGTATCTCCGATTTCAAGTAGTGCAAGTACCTGAACCTGCTTTAGTTTATAGCTTACCTTAGCTTTTTATCTATAAACCATAGAGGCGTTATCGTATCTCTATCAAATGCTAAGGGTTACGGCTGATTTTGATGTTCAGCAACATTTGCCTTTCTTTACGCTTGTAAGGCTCAAGTCCCCTTGTATGCGACTACATCGAGGATACAATTAATGCGAGGAAAATATTATGCCAAATCTTATTGTTACATATGATTTAAGAAATCAACGTGATTACAAAACATTAATTGATGCAATTAAATCTTATGGAACCTATGCTAAGCTATTTGAATCGGTATGGTATGTTCAGTCAAAATCACATACAGCTGAAGAATGTAGAGATTACTTAAATCAGTTTATTGATTCAGATGATCGAATAGGTGTTTTTGATTGCTCGAACAATGATTTTGCTACAATGAGAGCAATTAACAAGATTTCTGATTTATGGCAGAATTAATTGAACCCTGATAAATCTGTTCCGGCTTCATCTTTTAATTCGCTTTTAATTTCTGCATCACTAAATTTATTGATGTTAGAGATGGCTTTACAAGCGCTTATTTCTAAACCATCATAATAATTGCAATTTTTAATTGATTGTAAAATTGCTTCAATAATTTTTTCTTTCTGAATAGCGTCAACTGTTGCACTTTTTACACTTTCAGCTTCATAAAATTTACTTTTTTCCATTTTTAATTCCTCTTTCTAAACTTAAATTCTCACCAACTCCCGACAACCCATTTGTCGTTTCTGTGTGGCTCGAACCATATTTGATTTAACCCTGCCTTTTACGCAGCTGTAATTGGCAATATCTACCAGCTTTTTGTCTCTGCCGGCAAGGTTGATTGCACTATCAACTTTGCTTGGTTTAACCACAGCCTTTTCCCAAAGTGCGGTTATTTTTCGGGACTTTTCAAACATTCTTGCTTCTCGTCCTTTCGGACCGATATTGCGGGCTTTGATTTCGCCCGGTTTGCCTAAAATTGTGATTGTTGCCATTTCTGACTCCCTTTTTCTCTCTTTTCCATTGTTTACCGCACTTAATGTGATAATCCGCTTAATCCATCAAATTGCATTACGTTGTAATGGTCAAATTAGTTTTGGCGTAATTAAAAGAAAATGCAGTAAACAATGAAAAATATTGTGCTTGTTACCTCAGCCACCCACGCCTAGCTTGCGTACTTTAATTAGGGGTAATTCGCCATAATTAAAATTAAGGGTGTTATTCAATCTGTTAAAGAGCATTAATTGAGTGTATGGGTAAGTGCCTTTCTTTTCCCCGAAAGGCAGGGGTATAATGTTTTTCCCTTAAACACGACTAAAAAGGAAAACACTATGAGAGACTTAAACCGTTTTGAATATTTACAGCTTGCAGCCGCTTTAATGCCGGAAGAATCTAAGCCATTAAATTACGATGTTTTAGCTCACGAACTATTTGAACTGGCTAAAGCAATCGAAGTGGAGTATCAAGCACGTTATCGCTATGATGAATCGGATAGCTTTAAAATCCAAAATCATCTTGAGGGATCTAACAATTCTTAGCTTGTCTTTTCTTTAAATACGGCTCAGACACTTTGTCATCAATGCTTATTTCACTTAATCGATGATTAAGTTTTTTCGTATTTACTCGTTTTTCAACTTGTCTGCACAAGCTATCGAAAAATAATTGCGGTCTTTCAGAACTCAACATTTCATTTTCGGTGGCTTCTTCCGTTAAAGCATATTCAAACTCTTGATCATCTACGGTTAGTTTTAGGTAAAAAGTAATGTTTGGCATAATGCCTCCTATGATTATTACACTTACCTATACACTCAATTTTTAAAGAGCAATCCACCGTCTCTGCTTGCTTTTGCTTTCAGTCTTTCGACTTGCTCGGGTGGTAAAGGTAGAACCTTTATTCAAGCCCTCCTCAAAGGGCTTGGTAAAAATTCTTAAGCAATCAAAACTTCACTGTAATAATTAACCTGATGAAAATCTTGTTCTACAATGCTGTTATCGTAGTTTTTACTGTTTAACGCCTCTCTGATTCTGTTAATAAGGAAAACGACCTTTGTTTCTTCTTTTAGTTTTTGTTTTGCTTGTAGGGTTTGTGCTTCTGCCATTTTTTCGAGGTAGTCCTCATATTCCGCTTTTGATTTTTTATCAAGTTTTAGTGTTAAGCAGATTTTCATTGAATTTTTAATTCTTGCCGACACTTTCCAGCTTTTTGGCAATACTTTTTCAACTTCCCATAAAAGCACTTTTTTCATTTCTTGATTGATGTAAGCCATTTTGTTTTCCTTATTGGGTGTTTTGTTTTGATGTGTGTATAATATAGTTTTTTCTATTCTTTGTAAATAGAAAAAACTATATTAAATAGTAAAAAAATATCTTTTGAGTAAAATTTAATCTATTTAGAAAATTAGTTTGATCTAAATCAATTTGTCGAAAGACAAGCAAAGAAAAACCCGCTCTATGGCGGGTTGGATTTATTGATTTTTAACTAATCTCATTAATAGTTCATTAGCCTGTTGCACATCTTGTTCTACATTCGGGCTAAAGATAAAAAGATAGCCGTCATTGTCATCGTAACGTGAGTATAACGTTGCGATTTCCTGTTTTAGAACATTGTTTGAGGTTTCACCGCCATTGCTTATCGCTTGTTGAAACTCTTTCCAACGATTTGCGTATTGGTGAATTTTTAGGAGTGTTTTTAAATCGCTTTTGCTGATTTGAGGCTCAGGCAAAGCAAGCTGTTTCGGTTCATTCCGGTGCATTGCTAAAAATGCTCGCAATACGATTAAATGGAATTTAGGACTGATCCACATTGCGTAACTGAGGACAAGTTCTTCGCAAGCCCAAACACCAGAATTTAATCCCCCACGTAAGGATTTACAAGCTAAGCCCAAATTTGGGCTTTGGTCTTTTTCAATCTCGGATACAAGATCTTTAGTCTGTTCATTACGCATAAATTTACTAGGGCGTAAATGTTCTTCAGCTCCACTTGCTTTGTGAAAATCATTTAAAGAAAAAAGACCATCCAAGGAACGGATTTTTGTATTAAGAATAGTTAATTGGCTAGACATCTGAATGATTCCTTCTGAAAGAAGCCCTAATTTTGAGTTAGGGTGATCAGCGGCTCAAAACTAGCATTCAGTCTAGCGGAGTTATTCCCTTTCGGTGTTGTATTCCTCGCACCGCCGATCATAGATTTTAAATTACCTTTTTGTACAAAAATTGTAGGAAAGAGAAAAGAGATCACAAATTTTAGATACAAAAAAACCGCAAAGGATTTCGGTTGCGGATTACCGCTGAATGAAAAGGCTTTTGAGACCTTGTTATTAATCATAATAAAAAAGCCCCTTGAGATCAAGGGGTATTTTCTAATAATCAACTTTAGCTATAACAAAAAATAAAACTTGTTCTTCTGTATAATCAATTTTTTCCATTGGAGGAATTTTATCAATATCATAAGTCTTATTATTCCACAGCCCTTTACCTTCCAATTCAACTCTTTTCACAAATCCTTTTTGTTTTAATTCCTCAATATTATTTAGACACCATAATATTGATTGTTCTGTATTTTTTAAATTTCTACAAAAGAATTTTGGATCAAAGTCAAAATCCTCAACATTGATAAAACACTCAATAAATTCTCTAGCATACTTCGATCTCGTATTGAGATTTAACGACCTTTTTTCATCTAAAGATAACAGGTTTTTTGAATGCTTTAATCTATCTTTTATTAATTCCTCAGCAAGAAACGCAATCTTTTCTTTCTTTACAAAATCATATTCTGATAAGGCATTTTCTATTCTTTTAATTAATTGTCGTTCAAAGATGATTTCATTTTCTGAAATAAGAGGGGAGGTTATTTTTTGCGGATTAGCAATAACTTCTGTTTTTAATTCAATATTGAGATCTATTACATCTTGATCTTGCGGCAATGGTTCTCCTTTTGATTTTTGCTCAATTTTTGTTTTGGTAAATAATTTGGCAAATATCTTATTAAACATTCATTTTTCCTCTACATTTAGCTCTTAATAACGCATAAAAAGAGTTTCATTGTATAAAGACACTCAAGCACTCTCTACGATCTAGATCACAAAACACAAAAAAAGCTCAATCTCTTGAGCTTTTTGGTTATTTTCTAAGCTAAAAATATGCACTGATTTTCAGATAGCATTAACAAGAGTGATTGCTTGGCGGCAAAAAGATAGCGTTTGTAAGAATCTCTTGCTATGTTCATTGCTATTTGGATTTTTATTGGCTTTTCCCTTCCTACATATTTCCGCATAAAAACTTCAAATAGCAAAGGCGATATTTTCTGCATAATGAGCAATTTTTCGTGAATTGTCATTCCCAGTTCATCATTCATTGGCAAGACTTTATATCTATCCTCAAAACTTGCTTCACGCATAAAAGGCTGCATTGAAGGATATGCTGTTCCCGGATTATCTCGCGACCATTGACCATAACTGATACACATTTCATCCACATCTTTAAATACCGATTTCACAATATCCGCTCCTTATCCCTTTCTTCGTTTTTCTAACATTCTCGCTTTTTTAGCAAAAATCTGTTTAATTCGTCTTAAATCGTCCTCTCTATAATGGCGTGGGCGTTGATCGCTTTCTATCGCTTCCACTTTTTCTGCCCCCAGTCGCTCAACAAGCCCTATGCGGAATTGGTCATACATTCCACCGCCCCAACGGTTGCATTTTTTACATTGTCCCGCGATGTTCAGCGTATAAAAGCGTAAATGCGGTGCAGAGCCACGACTTCGGAAATGTCCTGCGTCAAAACCACCGCCAAATTGTTCTTTCACAAGTGGGCGACCACAAGAAATGCAAGGCTTATTTTCATCACGCAATCGGATGTATTTATTGACCGCACTTTGTGCCTCAGACGTTAATTCACCTTTTGACTTTAGTTTTTCTTTCAAGGCTTTCATTCGCTGATTTGTCGCCAAGCGTTCTTGCTTTTCAAGCATCTCTCGTTTTTTGCGAGATTGTGCTTTGCTTAAAGCGATGGCACATTTTGGTGAGCAGACTTTTTGTAAACTGCTCACCGTTTTAACGTAATAGTTACTACAGATTTTGCATTTATATTCTTTTGGTTTCTTAGCCATTTTACTTGCTCCGGTTATCCCAATAATTCTCAAACCATATGCAAATTGCCAATGCAAAACCAAAAATAATCAAGTCTCTAAATTCCATTTTTGCCCCTCTGTTTAGTCTAATTTCACCAATGTGAGATTTCCGTTAAAAACTGCCCCTGTATCGATATAAAACCGATTACCTAGTTTTAATGGCTCCCGTACCGGTGTATGACCGAAAATGAACATATCCGCTCCCTCAATTATCATTTCACTATTATTCTCTATACGGTCTCGACTCCACAGCACATCTTTACTTGATACCGGTTTATCAAATTCATAAACATTATCAGGATAATCTGCATGGGCCACGATAACTTTCTTACCGTTTGGCATCGCCAATTCAAGGACAAGTGGCAGTTTTTTACACGCTTTGAATAAATCTAAGGCTTTAGCCTTGTCTTCATCCGTTAATTTAAAAAACCAGTTACCCCCATTCATAATCCAACACGCCAACATATCTAAGTTGTTACCAAGCAAACCATCAATTGCCATTTGATCGTGATTTCCCATCACTGCTTTAAACCAAGGCTGCGTGATGAGATTTAAGCAATCAAGATTTTGTGAGCCTCGATCAATTAAATCACCAACTGAAATTAATAAATCGGTGTTATTATCAAAACGGGCTAGATTTAATTCTTCCATTAGCAGGTCATAACAGCCGTGAATATCACCAACAACATAAATGTTTTTGTATTGGCTACCATCAATTTTTTGATAGATATTGTTCATAAATTTCTCCTTAAAAAAACGCATAAAGCTGATTGATAACATTCTCATCGGTGGTATTACCGAAAATTTCTTTGAGTGCCGCATTGATTAATGCGGAGTAACACTTTTCAAATTCGTCTTGTTCCATGTTGCCGTAGCTCAAAGATTGTGCCTCAATCCGTACATCACCTTTTATGTTGTAAGTAGTTTCATAAAACCCTGCCAGTACAGTTAAATGCTTGCGAAACGTGTCAAATTGTTTACGCTCATCAAAGTATTTCCATTCGGTTTTATCTGCAGCCCAATGATCGAAACAGAATTTAAAAAAGGCAAAGACCTTACGGTGAAATGATGGGTTGCGAGTTTTCTTGATTTCAATGTTGTAAAGCTCGCCATTTTTGAACCCGGTTAGTTCCGGCAAATATATTTCATCAGCTGGAACAAATACGCCTCCGGCATTTTTAATCATCGGAATAATCATTCTTGACACTCCACACCCAACACTTCCAATCCAAAATAACCGCACGATTTCGTGCGATTCACTGCACTTTGCTCACTTGCCTGTGGGTATGGGACGGGCTTAATTAAGTGGCCGTTACATCTAAATCTATCCTCCGACCATTCGCCAATAAAAACAGACACCGGTTCACCATCCCATAAATCCTCTAAATCTGCTCCACACTTAGGGCATTTAAAACGATTGTCCGCCATAATACCCACCGACCTTTTTCACAAAATCCAATTCCACTTGACGAGTAACGAACCCTTGCATAAACGGGTCAAACACGGCGACTATTGAGGGTTTGTTATTTCCTTTCACTTCTTCACCGGTAACAGGGTGTAAGAAATTAATCCGCCCGCCGATAATATCGATAACCTCTGTGGCGTTTTCTTGAATTACTTTGTACCACTTGGTTGATTTGTCCGCCGGCAACAACATCACCACGAGATAACCAGCCTCTTTAAGTTCCGCCGCACGTTTTACAAAGGGCAGAGGGTCGCTATAAGGCGGATTGACGAAAATGCGTAACATATCTGCCTGTTCAACCACTTCGTCAAGTAAACGGTCCAGTAAATCATCCGATAAAAAATCCTCACAAATTTTGCTACCCGGTCCTATCCAACGTGGGCGTAATGCATTTTTCTCATTGGCACAACCGTCTAAATGAAACCAATAAAAACGATGTTCTAACCAACGGAAAACATAACGTGGCGTACAGTAGAGGTCTTTGTTAAATTCGGTCATTTTCGATAGCTCTCCCAGTCAAATTTAATTACCGCCCCTTTTCCTTCTTTCATTCGGTCGATAATACGCTCACCAACATAATTACTTAATTCAGCCTCGGTTAAATTGCTGATGATGATAGTCGGACGCATTTGCTCGTAACGCTCATTGATGATTTCAAATAAGATGATTTTTTCTGCATCCGTACCAAACTGAACGCCCACTTCGTCAATAATCAACAAATCCTTTTGGCAATAGACTTGAATCACATCATCTTCCGTCATCTCAGCATTCTTATCCCAAGTTGATTTTACTTTTCGGATAATTCTCATTGCTGTGGTAAGAAGAACATCGGATTGATGCTCTTCAATCACGCTATTGGCAATCGCACAGGCTAAATGATTTTTACCGGTTCCGGGCTTACCACAGAAAACCAATCCGCCACCTTGTTGAAAGCGTTCTTTCCATTTTTCGGCATAGCGTTGGCAAACAGTTTTTGCGAATTTGTTTTTAGCGTTTTCTTGGTAATTTTCAAATCTCGCTTGAGCAAATCTCAATGGGATATTTGATTGCTCTTTTAGCGTCTGAATACGCTTTTGGCGTTCTTCGTCATCAAATTTATTGATTTCTAATTCAAGTTTTTTTATTTCTTCACGCAAACAATCAGGACAACGAGTGGTGAATTCTCTGTTTAACATCGGCATCATTCTTGACCACTGGATAAACCCGCCGTGTTTATCACAAATCGCTTTTCTAGAATCAGGCTCCGGCAAGTTGTCCGCCAACGGCAATCCATTAAGTGAATTTGATAGTTCGATTTTCAAAATATCTAACTTTGAAATTAAATCTGATTTTGTTTTCATACCGCACTCTCCACTGCCCAATCCGGCATAATCTGCTCACCATAATCACGGTGATTAAAATCGTTGTGTGCGCTTGGTTTTGCAGAGCTAGGGTTAGATTTATTTTGTTGCAGTGATTTAAGATACCAATCCTCACGAAATCCTGCCCAGTTTCGACTGATTGCTACTTGTACTGCCTCAAGCATTGATAGGTTCACCTTGCGTGCTTGGCTGTTGAATAGTTTTAGTGCCGTCTCGGTGATTGGTGCTTTTTTCGCTTTGCGGAGAGCAATAAAATCTTTGGCAAGCTGACCGGTTACGCCAAACTGCTCAAGCAAAATTTCATCCTCGCTTTTTTGCGTAGTTTTTTTATTATTATGATCTGTTGTATTTTTATTATTAGTTATATTATCTGTCGGATTTATTTCCGAGTTATCTCGGATCTGTTTCCGAGTTATCTCGGATTCATTTCCGAGTTCAGGAGATAAACTCGGATTTATTTCCGAGTTATCCCGACCTAAATCTGACCTAAATTCATTCCAGCTTTTGCCTTTTTCAGTTAGACGAATGAGATCTTTGTCTCCGTGTTTACCTTGTTTTAAATAAACAATCAGACCTTTATCATCAAGTTCTGTAAAGTGGCGATAAACGGTATCGGCGGTTTTATAAAACAAAGGTAATTCTTCAATAACTTTATGGCGAGATACCCAGTAATACACGACACCATCAACAACGACTTCAGAAGCCCAAGAAGAGGCTTGATTTAATAGATCGAACAATGCACCTTGATTAGCATTCAATCCCCACTCAAGGCATTTTTGATTGTTGATGTAACTGCTGAATCTCATACGCTATCCCTCATAAAATACGCCTTGTAAGATTTGCCTGTTTGCTCATCGTGAACAAATTCATCTTCAATTAGATAACCACGCTCTTTTAAATCATAAATACGCGCAGAAAGCCGCATACAACCAAATAATCGCAAGGCTTCAAGTGATGTAAGCCGGTTGCCATTTTGTAGATAGTGCAAAATACGGTTATTTTGCGTTTGACTTGTTTTCTCGTTTTGATTAACATTCTTCACAGTTAATTTTCCATAATTGATTAGCCACGGTTGCCGCCGTGGTTTTTTATTGGGTTTAAATTAGCTTTGTTTCGACGGTTTTTATTGCCAATAAACCGTTTAGCCTTATCCAACAAATACGTCATGACGTCAGGTTTAAAGGAACTTCGGCTACGATATGCTTGCAAGCACATCTCAGTTGCTTGATTGACCGAAACCATATCCGCCCCCCCTGAATCAGTTGGTTGCGAATATGTTTGATGATGAAATCTTCTGCGTTCATTTTCATTGCCTCTTATTCAGGAAAATCACACTCTCAACAGAAAGCTGCGTTGCCGATAAATGCTTGCTCAAGGCTTGACGGATTTTGTCTTCCTCGTGTGAGGTTATTTCACCGTCTTGCAATGCCTGCTCTAAGATTTTGTAAAGTAACCCTCGTGCAGATAATTCTTGAATCTGCAAGAAAGATAACTCCGCATTGTCTAATTCGTCTGTTGCCACATTCGGCACAAACCGACCACCCGATAAGCGACAAATCTCATCGGTAAAATCGGTTAAGCCGTACTCTTGTTGAATAGCCAACAATTCCTCATTGGTAAAGCGTTGCCCTTTGGTTTGATACAAGCGGTTGTTTAACTGCGCCTCGTTCAAACCGAGAAATCCTGCGACCGCCGCTTTACCGCCCGGCACACGCTCGAGCATTTCAATAATCGTTTTCTTCATTGCCATAATTTCCTGTGGTTTTTTATGGTTTTCATTTACTCCAAATCAGGTAAATTAGCCTTCAGTTAATGAGGCTAAAATCTCACTTTCGGTTACTTTACCGTTAGTCGCTCTAGCGATAAGTGGGATGTATTTGGCGTTGATCCCACCGCCTTTTAGCCAACGATGAACTGTAGGTTGTTTAACATTACAGATTTTTGCTAATTTTTTTTGTCCACCACATTCATCAATTACAGATTTAATAATTTTGTTCATACCCTTCCTTTGAATAGTTTTTTATATATTTTATAGATAAATCTATTTGCAGTAAATAGTTTTTACTATTTTGATGATGTATAGAAAAACGTATAAAATGAGAAAAGTTTAAATTTTGAGAGAAAAGATAGGACAACG